CGCCCCGCGTATTCTCATTCAGGTCCTGCCCGCAATCGTGGGTAAATCGGACGCCCGAGTCGAACGACGCCCAGGTTAACGTCTCCCATGCGGCAACGTGGGGTAAATATCGTGATACCGCCGGGTCCTCGCGGTCAACCTCGTGGTGGATACCCGTTACTATGATGATCTTGCCCCAATCCGGGGACGTTATGTCGGTAACAATATGGCCTGATAAAAAATTACACACAACTTTTCTCCTTTATTATGCTGACATAATCGCCACTGTTTCGGTTCATTGCCCACAATATACCACACGCCGCACGGCGTGTCAAGCGTTATTTTTCCTTTTTTCTACGTCTCTTGCCAGGGTACGCGCGTACTGCGCCCTATAATATGCCGCGACGCTTCCGCTATTGGGATATCCGTTACCGCCATGCGCCGTTGCAGCGCCCGGCGAAAGTGGCGGGCAGAACACGGTCTATCGGGTCCGCCCGCCGTAAACACACCACTGCTCCGCACATGATCGCGGACAGCACCAGCGCCTATAATCCGAGTCCATCCGGCCCGCCAGTACGCCAAGGCCTGCTCGGGAGTCCACGCGACGCCCATTTCGCCGGGGGACCCGTCGCGTAGGAAATACCGCTTACATTCGATACTGCACACAATGTCCACCGTAACTCGCCCGGTCCTGTCGTTCGGGTGGCGCGCCCGGTACTTAGGCCGCGTCGTATATATTGGCCCGCGTGCGGGAGGCAATACCGGACGGTTTTTGTGGCATTGCGGACTATCGCGAAACTGCCCGCACACACTACATACAGCGGCGTGATACTCCATCGCGCGGGTAGCCCGCAATCCGGTCAGCCGATCCCATTCGCCTGGATCGGCGTGGTTCCCCGGCCCTGCTATAGTGTATTCGCGCCCTTGTGCGGTATAGGTCGCCGATATCGGGATGAAACCTGCCTGTTGATATGCGGTAGCCGCCTCCAGGGTCCACGACACACCCACAGCGTCGGCATCGGCGCGCCGCCAGTATTCCATGGCGGCCCGCGGGACGCTGGCGGCGATACAGCCAGTAGCCCGCGACCACTGCTCATATGTCGTCGGGGCGAAATCTATGGACCATTTGGATTGCGCCAGGGCGGCTACACGCTTCGGGTGTTTCGATCGATACCCGGCATCCCTATAGGCGCGTCTCCCGGCGGGGGTGTACGCCACCCCCAGGGCCGCATCACGGGTCCTGTAAAATATGGTAGGTTTCATATTCCCCGCGCCGGCGCTGGTCCCGGTGTGCATTCGCGGGGTGGCCCTTAGGCTCTGGGTCAGTACCGACGATCCTATCTGTTCATCGCTACTTCCGCCAGCGTGTCGAAATTGTCAAGGCACACACCGAACACTGCAAGGTGCGCTCGGAGTTCGGTCAATTCTGCCGATGTAATTTCCCGCACATAGTCGTCGCCGCAATCTGAATCGATGCCACCAATACCGCTGGATGACAGATACTCTATTCTCCTGCCCCTGTACAAACTATCGGGGTACGATACGCGAGCGCGGGCGCAGATATATAGGTATCCCCATTCCCCGTTATTCAGCGACTCACATCGGCGGTAGTCCTGCTCCACTGATTCAGGATTGCCCGTTTCCGTGCCGCTCATTGCCGCCACAAAATACCGGTACTCGCTGCGCTTCTGGTCCCCGCGCGCCTGCCTATCAATGGTCCGGTCATCGGGACCGGGAGTATTTGTGTATTTCCCCAACTCTTCCCCGGTGCTACAGGTGTCAGGTTCTTTCACGATCTCGATTTTGTCGATGGTTATCATGTGGTTTACTCCTGGTTTTTGCTGTTGCCGCACCGGTCGTATCCATCCTCGTCGTATCCATACTCGTCGTATCCATCCTCGTCGTATCCATCCTCGTCGTATCCATACTCGTCGTATCCGTCCTCGTCGTATCCGTCCTCGTCGTATCCGTCCTCGTCGTATCCGTCCCGGTTATAGCCGCACCGGTCGTATCCATCCGCGTCGTATCCGTCCCGGTCGTATCCATCCTCGTCGTATCCATACTCGTCGTATCCGTCCCGGTCGTATCCATACTCGTCGTATCCGTCCCGGTCGTATCCGTCCCGGTCGTATCCTCCTGGATAATATTCGTCCGTCTGCGCGATAGCCCACGTCTCGAATTCCGCGAATGTCGGCCAGCGGTCGCGTACCGCCTGTTCCGATATAGATGATCTACAGCCCTCCGGCAAACGGCACTCGACTATGCCGTCGGGCAAATAGTGACCCTCATATGAGTCGGCTGGATCGAGGCCCAGCCACTCCTCTGTTTCCCCGTGAGAGTACAGACATGCCACCTGCACGTTTATTGGATCGCTACCGGGGGAATAGAAAAAACTAATGTACCTGCACATGTTGTCCTCCTATTGTATGTGGTTATTTGTCGCGCCTTGCGATCTCCAGGACGTAGAGAGCGAATCGAACGGCATTGACGAATTCAGCGCCGCTCATTCGCATAGAGCCAAGGGGAGTGCACACCCCGCCGCCCTCGTTCACCATTTCATGCACGACATAGCCTCCGTAGATTGTGTTCTGACTCAAATACCATGCGCCAATCACGGCTTTGGTACGGCTATCGGGTGGTGTGCGCCATGTTTTGGTGGACCTCCCCAATGCGTCGCAGAGCTGCACGAACGCCGCATTCACTTGTGCCTTTGTGGTTCTCATTACCGTGTACCCCTCCTATCGGGGTTAGTCTCTTTCAGGGCTTTAGCCGTGGCAGCGGCGCGGGCGCGGATTGCAGCGTCGTCGGCGGCTTCGGCGGCGGCGTTGGTGGCTTCGGCGGCAGCACGGGCAGCTTCGGCGGCGGCGGCGTAGGCGTGGGCGGTGGCGTGGTAGGCGACAGCAGCGGCGATGTATGCCGCGATAACGTCGGCGTGATCGGTCTTCATGGTTCGTTCCTCCAGAATATGGTTGTGTTTTGTACCCGACTCTGCGTATAGTATACCATATACGCAGCAGCGTGTCAAGTATTATTTTTTGCATGGGTGGCGACGGCGATGACGCATAGTGGCGTTTTTGATTTAATACGGGGGGTGGGATTTAATCGGTTATTTGATTTTCTAACACGTTATGGGGCGTTGATCGGCCGGAAATACGGCCGGAAGGCCCGCGGGGCGGTTATGTTTGCGTAAATCGTAATGTTCGCTTTTTGGGGGTGTAGTAAAACACCCCTGTTTTCGGGGGTGAAAAGGGGCTATTACATCGACTCGGGCTGTTTTGGGGTGGTTTTTGGAAAGTATCTATAGGAACGAAATAGTGTATCACTCTTGTCGTTAGATTCCTGCATAACTCCAGACGTATATAACGTCCTAATAATAAATCCTGAAAATGGCCATTGGATTCCTATACTATCTATTTCTTTTGAAAGAGATAGAGGGTATAGTAATTATGGGTTTTTAGAGGCTTGCGGGGCAGTTTTTTACTACGTTTCGGGCGGTAGGACGTAGTAGGTGGGTGGCATAGTCATAGTATCAGGGCTGTTGGGGGTGCGAGGTCTATTTTTATGTGCTGGTGGGGGTTATAGGACCTTCCCGAGCCCTTATGCCATGATAATTTACGTCAAAATCTACAAAATCGTAGCACTATGATCCATACGGACGCCCTGTCGATCGGGGCGCATAAAGTAGGGCGGTCCACATGACCGCCCTTATGAAGAGGAGGAGGAGGAGAAATGTCTGGTTTATCGCACGCGGATCTGTTCTCCCTGCGGCGCGTGTAGCATATTGTGCACGCGCCTGTTGAATATCACATTCCCGCATTTATCGGTCTTGTATCGCAGGATGCGTGGGCGGGATTGCCGCGCGTCCTGCTTGCGTCGTCGTGTTCCGAGCCTGGTCATTCGTAGTCGTCCCCCCCGGTGCAACATCGCATCGCCGTCTCGCGGCCGAGATACACCTGTCCACATTCGGGGCATTCCCAGGCCTCGTACTGCTCCGACCGCTGGCCGGAAGATCGAGAGTACACGTCGGACACTATATACTCATATCCAGGTCCGGACGGATTGATGCTGTCCATCCGTTTAGCGATGACGAGAGCCCGGCACCCGCCATACACCGTATCGTGCCGCGCTATTCGCGCCAGCCTGTCTATTGCGCGTTCCTCGCGTGTCAACATGTGTGTTCCTCCTATTGTGTGTGTGTGTGTCAGAGTAGCGTAATGTACACGACCAACGTGGACAGCGCCACCCAACGTATCTGCCTGTATGCGTGTGTCAGTGTTGTCATCATGCCCATAGTATACACTATGCTCGGGCGCTTGTCAAGGGAATTATTTGTTTTTTGGGTTCACCCCCCGCGGTACTACCCTTGCGCGCCCTGTGCGCGTCTTAGGGTCCCCCGTCCTGAACCTCCACGCGACATCAAAATTCCGAAACAAACATTATTCGACGCCCCTATCCCATCCCACGTTATAACCCACACAACCCCTACAACCATCAAAATACCCCAAAACCGTCAGACATTTCGTATATATAGAGGGACCACTCTATCGAGGTCCGAATAAGGAGTAATCATGGCAGCAGTAATGCTCAGAGATGCGTGTGGTGTTACAATCCCCCCTGGAATTCCAGGATATTCCCCTGTGCTCGCGAGTGGTATAAAGCTGACGGACGCCGCCACCGGGGGCGACCACACACAGACTCTCACCGATACGGACGTTTATGTGGTGATGGCCGATACGACGGCAGGAGGGGCGTGGCTGCTTGGCGTGGCCGACGTCACCACCGCAGCCAACGCACTGTGGTTCGTGCCCGTAGGTGGTATGCTTGCGTTCCGTATGCCCCAGGGGTATACGACGCTGCACTACGAGGCGCTCGCCAATGGGGCCAGCCTGTATATAGCCAAACTGGACGACAACATGCCGCCCACGGGAATGACCGGAGTATGAGAAGGCGCATAACACTCGTCGCAACCGTAGCGCTCGTTACAGGTTGTACCACTGTCACCGTGCCTCCGGTAAAGGCCAGGGCCCAGTATAGGGCTGCACTGGTAGACACATCCCGGCCGGTGAAGGAGCGGCAGCGTGTGTGGCAGGAGATGAAGAAAAATTATCCTGGGGGGTGCGGAGAATGAGGCACAATATCCTGGAGGCGACACCGCTAACAGTATTCCTAACCGCTATCCTGTGGTGCACCCACTACCAACCACCCACACCTGCCACCGATAGCGTGGTGATCCTCCACAACGAGTTCTGTCATGGTTCCGGTGCTATTATCGGCTCACACGAGATCCTGACGGCCCGGCACATAGCCGATCAACCCGACTTGCGCGTCCTGAGATCGGACGGCAGCGAGATGCCGGTGTGCCGGGTTGTCTTTGATCTCAACAGCGACCTGGCGCGGGTCTACACCGACGGCCCGCTTGGCGCCGCCCCCCTTCAGATATACCGCGCGCCCCTACGGCAGGGGGACAGGGTAACCCTGATAGGATCGCCGAGAAGTATCGGCATGATGAATTGTGTGCTGCCGGGATATGTTGTGAAGGTGGATTACGCCACTACTGTCAATACGGACGTTGACAAATCAGTGGATTATGTCAACCTCGACATCCTCGACTGTCATGGAGGACCGGGCACCTCGGGGGGACCAGTCCTCGATTCCAGCGGCCGAATTCGTGCCGTATTGGTGATATCTATGTCGGGATATGTAGCCGCCGTGCCGGTCGGGGAGCTGGACCCATGAACGGCAAGGGCGATGCGAGGCGACCACTGAAGACCCACCCAGATGAACTCGATCTGCGGTGGGTGTTCGCATTGGGACTTATCAGCGCCCAGGAGTACGAGCAGCGGTATAACGAACTGAAGGCCGCGGGGAAGATCACACGGGATGGGAGGAAACTGGCATGACGACTCCGGCGTGCGGGTATCGAAAACATACCCCGATCACCAGCCGTAAACAGCAGAAACTGTTCGCTGTGGTGGCCAAGGGCGGGGCGACTAAGGCTTCGGGGCTGAGTAAGGCGGAGGCCAAGCGACACCTCGTGGAGTCCAAGGGCAAGTTTTCGGGCCCGCATAAGAAGGGAACGTGATCGGTGGAGTGGCTGAATCGTATATTCGACAAGTTATTGTCGCTGCTACCGATGATCGCCATCATCGAGCCGACCGAGCGCGGTGCACGCATCACGTGTGGCAACCGATATAGGCTGGTAGGCCCCGGTTGGTACTTTGTGTGGCCTCTAATCCAGCGCTTGATCCGAATGGACGTGGTCACCCAGGTAGCGGACCTTCCGCCACAAACTGTACGCACCAAGGACGGTACGGAGATAGTCATATCCGGTTCGATCCGCTACCACATCGCCGACATTGAGAAGGCCTTGTTCGCTGTAATAGACGTGGATAAGGCGCTCTCGACGTTGGCGCTGGGCGTCATCCTCGAATATATGCAGATTAAATCGCTTTCCGAGTGTGGGGATATAGAGGCGATAAAGAAGGAACTACGCCGGGGACTTGCCACTGAGGCCAGTGGGTGGGGTGTCAAGGTGGAGAGCGTTAACCTAACCGATATGGGGCGGGTTATGAGTCTTCGGTTATTCGGCGACAACCTCCGATTCGGGGTGTGAGCATGGCTAAGAAGCAACCCAGTAAAGAGAACCCCGAGTTACTCAGACGTGGGCAGAAACAGCGGTCGGGCAAACTGCTAAGCGAGTATCTACGTGCTGTAGCCCAGGAGATCGACCAGGTGATAGTAGAGGACGTGCCCCCCGGCTGCGCCCCTGCCATGCCCCGCCTTGTGTCGAAGGCCGAGGCCCTGGCCCGGTGGCTATGGAAGCGGTCGTTGCCGTCTAAGGACGATGAAGGCAACTATATGCCCCCCGATTTGGACATCGTGAAAATTGTACTCGATAGATGTGAAGGGAAACCTGGGATTCAGGGCAACGATGATTCGGAACGGGCTAAGGAATCGGTGCCAGACAAGGTGTCGCGGATGAACGCGGAGCGGCTTAACCAGATGGCAGAGGACTCCGTAGAGTGACAGACACCAATATCAAACCGGCGCTTGCCACCCCATTTCCCACGAATAGGCAATGGTGGACCTGTCCGAAGACGGGCCTAAAAGTGCCCATGCGTGAAGGCGATAACATCGCCTACCGCGAGAAGTTGCTGCATAAGGCCGAACATGATTACGCGATGCAGCGGGATTTGCTCGCAGCGTGTAGGGAAAGTCGCCTATATTGGATAAATACGTTTGCCTATACGCTGTGGGAACAAGAGGTCAACCTCACTACGTATGGAAACGTGCCCGCGAAAACAGCACTCCATCCGTTCATTACATTTGAACGGCAGGACGAGATGGTCAACTTCCTCGCCGAGCGATTCGACACGGGCGAGGACGCGCTCATTGACAAGTCAAGAGATATGGGGGCATCGTGGCTGATTGCCCTGTTCATCCATCATATGTGGCTGTTCCGGCCCATGACGCAGTTAAGAGAGATGAGCAGGGTCGAAGACCTCGTGGACAGCCCGGTGAGCAAGAGCTTGATGTATAAACACGATCTGGTGAACTCCTATTTGCCGGAGTGGATGTGTCCTCCAGGGGTCCTGGTGCGAGGTCGGGAAAATCGCACAAGTATGCGTATCCATAACGCCCTGAATGGTTCCACCATAGCCGGTGAGTCCACTAACGCATCGGCGTTTTCGGGCGACCGTGCCGCCCTGATCTTGCTCGACGAGATGGCCAAGATGTCGAATGGCGCCGCGATCAAACGGAGTACCGCGGCCGTGACGCCGTGCCGTATCGTGAATTCCACCGTCGATCTCCCCGGATCGGCGTACAGCGAGTGGAAGAACTCGGGCACGATTAAGGTATTCTCCCTGATGGCGTGGGAGCACCCCCGCAAGGGTAAGGGTCGGTTTATAGTGCAAGACGAGGTGACAAAGGAATATCGGATCACCTCCCCCTTCATAGAACACGAGATCGAGCGTTCGGGATGGAAGGAAGTAGCCAAGGAAATCTACGCCCAGGAAGGGGCCGTGGGCAGCACCTTGTTCACGAACACGGACATTGACAAACACGCGGCGCTATATGCACGCGAGCCGGCTGGCCGGTTTAATATCCGTTTTCGGAATGCGGACAAACTTTCTGACAACGACATGATTCGGATTATACAAACGCGGGACCTGACCCGAATAAGTCTGACCCGCGCTAAAGACGGATCGCTACTGGTGTGGGCGCCGCTTACAAACGGGCGTCTCGATCAGTCCAAGAACTACATCATTGGTGCCGACATATCCAAAGGGCAGGGCGGGGAAGGGACGAGCGAGACGGTCTTCAGTGTGAAATGCAAACAGACCGGGGAGATTGTCGCCAAGTTTGCGTCAAAGACACTGCCGCCCTATGACGCAGCGAAGACGGCAGCGGCGTTGTGCATGTGGGTCGGCGGTGCGGCACCGCAACGTATGCCGTTGATAATCCCCGAGGCCAATGGGCCGGGATGGGATTTTATCAACGTGTTTGTGGGCGTGTTGCACTATCCATATTGCTACCGATCATCGTCGGTGAATGAGGTGACGGTAACCACCAGTAAAAAGTATGGGTGGCACAGCACCCGTGAGGGGAAGGAGTTGTTGCTGCGCGCTTATGAGCGGGCGCTGGTGTCCGGGCAAATAGTGAACCGAGACAGGCAAAGCCTGGATCAGGCGAAGACCTACATCACCTACCCTTCGGGTGGCTGCGGCCCCGCGGAACTCAGCGACAAGGATAAGGCCGCATATCTCGGGCACGGCGATCGGGTGATCGCCGATGCACTTACTGTGATGGATCGTGGAGTGATGACCCCCAAAAAGGATGTGGCTACGACAGCCGCATCGAATACGTGGGGAGGGCGGTTCCAGGCGTGGGAGCGGGCCAATAAAACGGACGGCAAAAACTGGCGTAAACAGTTTTCATTCAGATGAATAGGAGAAATGTTGTGGATGATATAAAAGCAACCATCGTAATACGTGTAGGCGGTAAGACGATCGAGCTAACCCCCGCGGAAGCACAAGAATTGAGGTCGGTGCTGGATGAACTGCCGGCGCCCGCGTTACGCCCGTATTCTCCCGTACTCCCCGTGACGGAACAGTGGCTGTGGTGGTTGTACCCAGCATCGAAGCCACAACCGTGTTATTACACGTATGACTACAACACTTCTTCCGGCGATACGACTGGCAAGGACCCGAAGGGGTTGTGATATTATGACTGTAGAAGTATCAGCATCTCAGATCGCGGAGAGTGTGAAAGAGGGATTCCGGCGGGTGGAACAATACCGCAAAGCCCGATCCCTGTTCATACGTGACTACGTGGGCCAGTATATGCGGGAGACCCACGGCCTATCCGGCGACCAGCCTATCAACCTGACATTTCTGGCCATAAGAACCCTCATCCCCAACCTCGTGCAGCGCGAGGGTTTGACAAAGGTGCTCACAAAGATCCTCCGGCAGCGGGAGTATGCTGAGAAGATGGGCCTCGCTCTCACCGACCTTGATACGCAACTCCACATGAAACGCATCCTCCGCGCCGCGTGTGTGGATATGTGTTTCGGTATGGCAGTGTTGAAGACCTCGATAGCACAGAGCGGCCAGTTGTTTCAGGTGGACGCCGATGTCAACGTGGACCCCGGCCAGATATACACCGAACTGATCGACGTTGATGACTTCGTGGTCGATCCCTGTTGCGTGGCCTTCGATAAGGCCCGGTTTATCGGGCACCGGGTGCGCATCGAGCGGTCCAAACTCCTGGCGGCGGACGGGTTCGATAAGGATTTGGTGCGGAGACTGCCCCAGGCGGGCACCAGTCCCAGGGGTGAGGAGCGAGCGGACGAACTCAGCAAGGTGTCTGGCGGGGACACTACCACATCCGACATGCAGGATTATGTCCATGCCGTGGAGTTGTGGGTCCCCGAGGCTGAGGCGGTGTGCTATATACCCGATCCAGACGAGGCTACGTTCAGCGACTTCCTGAAGGTGGAGGAGTATTACGGCCCGCCGTCGGGATGCTACACCATCGGCGCCTTGACACAGCCGATCCCCGGCAACCCCTTCCCTATCGCGCCTGTGGGTGTGTGGCGAGACCTCGGGGATATGGCCAACCGACTGTTCAAGAAAGTGATGACCCAGGCGGATCGGCAAAAGAACATCACACTATACCGGCCGTCGTGTGCCGACGTGGCAGACGCTATCAGGGACGCCAACGATGGCGAGGCCATAGCATCGGAGGACCCCGATGGAGTGAAGGTCGTGTCCTACGAGGGACCGGGTCCCGAGACGGAGAAGATGGTGAACAGTCTCTATGGCTGGTTCAACCTCATAGCTGGGAACCCGGACCTAATGGGTGGCGTCGATATTGCGTCAGACAAGGCGACGGGGCAACAGATTCTCCAGCAGAACGCAAGCATCGGTGTGGCGGACATGCGGGATATGGTGTACGACATCGCCGCCGATGTGAAATCGAAACAGGCGTGGTTTCTACACAACGACGACCTGATGTTTCAGCCGGGACTCCCCGGCATTCCGCTGATTAAACGCGGGGCTGACGGCAGGGAGCGGCAATTGTTCCTGGCCCCCGAGGACAGGACTGGTGAGTTCAATCAACTTGGGTTTGAGATTGTGGCCCGAAGTATGGCTATCATCGACCCGCAGACGCGCGTTCGCGCGGTACGGGAATTCACCACAAATATAGTGCCCCAGGCATTTATGTCCCTCCAGGTGGCTGTTCAGGCAGGGCAGCCGTTCAACGTACAGCAGTACCTCACCGTGGTTGCTGAGGATATGGGTATTGTAGAGATCCTCGATGGAATTTTTAACGATCCCCAGTTCCAGCAGCGGATGGAGTGGTACGCGAGTGTGGGCGGGAAGGGCGATAACAAGAAAGTTGGCGGCGAGGATACGGCGCAGAATGGCGGGTTCCCAGTGGGCAGAACCCCGATGGCGGGGCCTGCGCAACAGTTCAACCAACAGAGTCAACAGACGGCGGGGCTGGCGCAGAGCACGGCCCAGATGGGAGGCACACTGTAATGTTCAGCAAACCGCAAGCAAAGGCTGTGGCCAAACCAAAGGACGTGGCTGAGGCTGTCAAGGTCCGGGTTAACCTCGCCAAGAAATATCCCGACATGGGCAAAGAGGGATGGGGCAAACCGGCGAAGAAGGCCAAATCGGACGCATCCAAACTCTCACAGTCTGAGAAAAATAGATACGAGAAGCGCAAGGCCGGTCGTGAGGGCACCCGCACCAAGGACACCGAGAGCTCGTTGTCTGATGCCGGGCTGACTGCGGCCGAAATCAAGAGGTTAAAGGGGGAATGACGCATGGCCATCTACGCTTATCGGTGCCCTGGATGTGCTTGGGAAGACGAGGTTATCCGGCCCATGAGCGAGGCGGATGCCGCAGTTGTATGCCGACAGTGCGGATCTACGATGGAGAAGGACATCCGGGCTAATCTGCCGCACGCGGCAGCGGATAGCTATCATCGGGAGATTCATTCGGACTCATTAGGCATCCGATCCGATCAGGTAGACGAGCACCGCAGACTCTATCCCGACGTCAAACTCGATGAATGCCGGAGGCCGGTGTTCACTAATTTCCACCAGCACGAGGCGTACCTTGAGAAACGCGGTATCGTCAAGCAACCGGCGCTCGGCCGGAAGCATGGCAAAAGAATTGCATAATTTTTAAGGGGAACGAACTATGAAGAACGGCGTAGCTGATACATGGGAGGACCCCGCATTGCTTGATGCGGTTGCTAAGGATTTGAGTGCGGTAGTTGACGAGGACGCCCCGGAGACGGAACCTACCCCGGAACCCACTGACGACGGACAGGCAGACGAAACCGAATCTACCACGGGACCCGAAGGCGATGTCGCCGAAAAGGAACCGTCAGACTCGGGTGAATCTACCCCGGAGTCCGCCAGTGACGAACCGGCAGGTGACGAGGATCGGCCAGCGATCCCGGACAACCACTATAGGGCCGCGATCCACATGGGCATGAAGCCTGAGGAGATCAGCGAATTGTACGACGCTGATCCGAAACTGGCCCTCAAGACGTTGGCCAAGTGCCACGAGATGACCAACGCCGCATCCCGCCAGTTAGGAGAACTCGGTCAGGCGATGCGCAGGGCAAATACCACCGCGACTCCGGCAGTTACGACTACCCCGGCGGCGGATGGTAAGCGGGCCAAACTGGAGAAATTGCTCAAAGAGAAATACGCAGATGATCCAGTTGTGGATACCCTGTTGGAGCTACTCCCGCAGGACGCCCCGGCCCCAGCCCCAACGCAGGCCCATAGGGAGGCCCCGGCCCCGGCCGTACAGTGGAGTATCGACGAGGAAGTGGCCATTCGGCAACAGATCGGTACGTTCTTCGCTGATCCAGACCTTGAGCCGTATACTGATTTCTACGGCTCCGCCAAGGACGCGAATGGGTCGATGGTCGGGACTGTCGATCATCTGACCCCCGGCCAGAAGGCCAATCGGACGGCAATGCTGGAGCGGGCGCAGTTGATACTTGAGGGTGCCAATGCGCTGGGTACGAAACTCAGCGTGGCTGAGGCTATGGAGCGGGCACATCTTGAAGTGTCGGCCCCGATGGCGGAGACTGTGGTTCGGGAACGAATCAAGTCCTCGCTGGTAAAACGTGCCAAGGGTGTGACATTGAAGCCCTCGGCGGGAAAGAATCTGTCCGGAAAAACGGGCGGATATGACGCAAAGGAACACCAGAAAGCTGTCGCTGCGGAACTGAAGTCAGTGTTCGGGTGACACAGGAGATAGACAATGGGTTATACCCAAGAGCAACTGAGTGGCCTGCTGAAGACCACTCACGAAAAGTTCCCGGTGAACGAACTCACCATCACCTGGGATCGCAACGACTATGAATGGCTTCGCATTTTCTCGGAGGCTCCTCGCAAGTCCAGCGGTACGAAGATCACCGGCCGGGCCATGTTGAGTCCCACCGGTTCTGCCCGGTATGTGGGTTATTATGAGCAGGACGAACTCAGCACCGGTGAGACGATTCACGAATTCGAGATGCCGTGGGCGCGGTTCACGGCCAACTGGTCCTGGGACGAGTTGGAAATCCTGGCGAACAAGGATGACCCCGAGGGCTTTATCGATCTGGCCAAGATCAAGGAGACCGACGCCATGTGGGCGCTCGCTCAGTTGATCGAGAGTCGCGGGTTCAAGTGCCCGACCTCGGCGACGGACACCAAGTACCCCCGCGGCGTTCCGTATTATATCCGGTGGATGAACAAGGATACCTCTGTGGACGGCTGGGTGGGCCAGACGATTAGGTATGAGAATGGCACTACCGGCACGGACTGCTCCGGTATCGACGCCTCCACATATGTGCAGTGGCGGAACTGGGCTGCACTTTATACGGCTGTGGATGCCACGTTGATTACGAAGTTCCGCACAGCATTCGAGTATAGCACTTTCCGCGCACCGTTGAATATCACCGATTTCACGGCGAAGGCCAAGGCCAAGGCACGAATCTACTGCGGCCAGGCGAACAAGGTGGCCCTCCTCGACTACCTCGATGCCAAGGACGACATGCACACCACGAAAGACGCGCTCGGCCGCATGGTTGTGACCCAGGGCAATGACTGCATGATTAACGGCTGTGAGGTCCGGTCGAACAGTGACCTTAATGTC